TTTCCGTTCTCATCTTCGCCCGGATCATCCTCCTCGGCAAGCACCTGGCCTTTGCCGTCCAGGAGTTGCGCCTCGCGGACGGGGTTGCCCTCGCTGTCCAATATTGGGTCGTATTCCCCCGCCCAGGCCCCACCGGCCAGTTTCAGTGTACGAAAACCCTGGTCCAAAACCTTCCGCTTCCAGCCCAAAGAATCCACGATATATTCGTTACCGTCAACTTTTAGTTCGGCAAGTCGGAACCGAAATTCGTAATTAACCGTGCTGTAAAACAGGTCCGCCGCCCGCTGCGGCTCACCCATTAACAAGCTGCACTTGACCAGGCCGGGCAGATAATTATTGATTGAATTCGGAGGGGTCCAGCTGTCGCCGTTGACGGCGCCGATATAGGTTGCCGCAAGAAGTTCGTCAAACACCTGCTCGTTTCGTTTGATTCTCAGCACCAAATCATACACATCTTTCCTTAGCGGTGGGTCGAACGATTCGGCCGCCGATGTAGTAATCGGCACACCCTTGTTGTCCCTGTCCACAGGCTCGTTGTTTTGCGCAAAGCTCCAGTTGATTTGCTTCGGTAATTCCAGCGGATTGCCGACCGAAATATAATTTACCGCGACGCGATAACGAAACGCCCCCATCCCCTGGCTTGCTGTGATAGAGGTAACAAACAGCCACGGGTCCGCCGGGTGCTGGTCCCAGGGCTGGGGTATTTTCCTGCTGCTGTCATTCGGGTCAACGGCGACCTTCGCCATGATCCGCCTTACGGGCGCCGTTTCGCCGGGCGTAAAAAGTACATCGAAATATCGCACATCGTCTATGTTTGCGCGAAGCGTAATAAGGTCCACGTGGGTCGTAGAGCTTGAACCTTCGTAACTTTCTGTCACAGATTGTACCGGCATAATCGGCCCCTAAAATTCAAACCTTGCCGCCTGCAGCGCCATCGGAGAAGGCACCCCGTACCCCGACACGGCCGATGCAATTCGCTCTAAAAGTCTCATGGATTTTTGTTCTACCTCCAACTGCTGTCTTGCCACCCGGACCGCCGGGTCCTCACCCGCCGCCTGGCCCGGTGCAAACGTCAGGAGCCTGCCCTCAATCGGCGCTAAACCCCTTTGGATTGCGGCTGCAAGTGCGGCCAGGGGACCGGGCGGTCCGCCGCCACCCGTTCCGACACCGACACCGGGTGCGCCGGTCAACTCTGCTGTTGCCTTTCGATAAGCATCCAATCTTGCCGACATCGAATCCTTCAGTTCCTTGGGTGCATTGGCCAGAATACCTTTGAGTGTGTCTTTGAAAATTTGCTTGGTATCATCAAGAACATCTTTCCAGGTTATAGATTCCTGGGTGGGAAACATTTTCTCATACAATCCAAACTGTTTGTCTTTTGCCAACATCCCCCGGGCGTATTCCCGTGCCCGACCTCTGTGATATTCCTGTGCTTCTTTGATCATCCCCCCCCCGCCATAGGCACCTGTTTTTTGTAAATACTGTTTTTCATAAGTTTTGAAAGCTATTTTCTGTGCCGCCCCCCTCTTGAGCCAAACCGTCAAATTATTTTCAAGATCAATGGTTAGTTTTTCCATCATCACCATCATGCTCTTGCCCCAAGCTGCAAATATCTTCAAAGAAGCGTCGAGGGCAAAGGTCAACCCGGCCTTCCAGTCGGTTTTCATGTACTTGACATAATCGACAAACAAATCCTTCACTAATTTGACCGCTTCAACTGTCTTTTCCGCCCATTCCCCTATCTTGTCCTGATTTTTCTGGGCCCATTCCTTTATCCGGATCCCCGACTGTTTAATTGATGGTATGAGCGCGTTTCCTATCTTTTTCCTGACGTCACCGATGGCATTTTGCATCTGTGCCATTGCCCCACGGTAGGTATCAACAGATTTGGCCTGGCCACCGAATTCGCTTGCCAACTCGTCAAGGATGATACGCTGGGCGCCGAGAACATCATTGCTTTGGACCATCTGCTTGACCATGTCTTTTTGCTGTTGTGTAAACGAAACGCCTACGCGACTTAAAGCAGAGAGTCCTGTCGCGGGATCATTCAGTGCCTTACCAACCTGAATTATGCTTGATTTTACATCCTGCTTTAGGGCATAAGACATGTCGAGGGCCAACTCGGTCGTTTCTTTGAAGGCGTCACCCTTTATCTGCTTAAAGGTTGCCAGAATGCTCATGGCCTCCATATTCGCTTCGTTGCCATATATGGTTAAGTCTTGTAATTGATCGGCATACTCTTTTAGCTGATCAAGATTAAAACCAACGGCACCGCCGGTCGCTTCTAGCGCTTGTTTGAGCTTTTGCTCGGCATCTTCGTGTTCGGCGGCCAAATCTACCGAGCCTTTCAAAAACCGGTATATTCCCCTGCCGCCGAAATAAAGAGCCGCCGCGGCAGCCGCCTTTCTTAACAGGCCGCCGAAGCCCGTGACCGATCTGGCTATTCTCGCGATGTTTTTACTTGCCTCGTCGCGGGCTTTAATTAATATCTGCACGTTGTGTTTTGCCATCAGCCAAATATCCCTAATTTTTTCTTATACTTTGTTTCCTCTGAAAAAACAAAATCGGCCGCATGTATAAATGCCTGGCACTGATCCAGCGAACCGCCGGCAACCGGTGGAAGGCCCTTTTCGTATAAATGAACTAACTTAATCACAAAACAAATATCCTGCGTTATGTAATCCAGCGGGCAACAGGCTATCTCAAACTTGCCCGTATCACCGCATTCGGCACAACCGACTCCGCCGCACACAACGCAGTCATCGGTTATTTCCGACCCTTTACGCGGCGGGTCAGAACACGCTGCTTCGCCCTTGCAGCTTTCGCAGACCTGGCCGAACCGGAGTCCGATGGCGACTCGAATTTTTTTTTATCCTCAACCGCCAGCCCCTGGCTCATGACGGAATCCAAAAGTTCCTTAATCTCAAACGGTGTCAGCAGTGCGTCCAGTTCCATCACGGCCTTGGTACTGAATTCGATTTTTTCACCATCCATGCCGACAAGGTTTTTCCAGCCAACCAAAGCGACAGCCACCATCTTAAGTATGCATTTTGCCGGGTCCTCCCCGACCTGATCGCTATCGTCGGCCAGTTTGGAATAATCTCTCGCCGTCAGGTTCTTGAAGATAAAAGTCGGCAACGGCTCTTTGCCCTTGTCGGTTGACAACACAAATTTTATTCGTGCTTCCGGGTCAGTTGCTATCGGCATTGTTGCCCCCTTTTCCCGGCTTCGACTTCGGTTCACCATCCAGGCTGTCCGCCGTCGCTTCTTCGGCGTACCGGTTCCGGGTCGCCTCGTCGAGTGAGTTCCAGATGGCGAGTATCGCCGCGCCATCCGCATTGTCGAGGCCCCCGTGGTTCGCGCACACCATTCTGCGAATATTGGGGTCAAGCCCCTTTTTCTTTTTAGCCACTTCGCACTTCCTTTCTTTTTTTTGGCCACCCCGGCTCGCCGGGACTTCACCGCGTTCAGCAGAGCACACAGAGTTCACAGAAAATTTAATCCGTGAAAATCCGTGTTCATCCGTGGTTTCATTTTAAGTAACGGCGATGCTCACCGCATCGTCACCGCTCGAATGGTTGCACTGGCCGACGTACTGGATAGTGCTCTTGCCGTCCCTGTCGCCGCTCGGGCACTCTGTGATTTGCACCTTCGGCAGCGTAATGGTGATGGTGTCGGTCCCATCGCTGAATACTATCTCAATCGCGTGCTCGGTTCGGGTCCGGCGAAGTCCGTCAAAATCATAAGTCGCCACCAGTTCATCTTCCGGGTCGATGGTTATCTGCGGCGCGTTGTCGGTAATCATGTAATGTGCAATCTCGGTCTCCGGCATTACGTTCGTCCTTAATACCGCCGCTGCGTTGGGGTCGGACCGGGGGACAACTACATTTTGCATATCCAGGCTGAGCGAATGAATCTTTTTTGCGACGTTGTTTATCTTGAAGCTCGTCATCCGCATCGGCGTTACGGTCTCCGGGACCCAGGCAGGCAGGGCATCGTCGATTATCGCCGAATATAATCCCTGCAGATCCACCGCCAACATCGCGCCTTCCGCCCGGCGGGCCTCCCAGTCCAAAACGATGTTGCCCATCGCGCCGAACAGGGTCTTTTTCTTGCCGTCGAGCCAGGCATCGAGGCTGAGAGTATTCCAGTTGGTAATATCACTCGTTACCTGATAGACCTCCGCCGTCTTTTTGAGCCACGCCGCCTGCAGGAGTATCAGGCACGCCAGTCCCATCCCGCTGGAGCCTGTACCTATCAACGGCGTTTTGAACGAACATTTCCCGGTCTCTGCTCCGTGGATACCGGTTTCTGCATTGCCGACGTAAAGCCCGGCCCCCGCGCGTTTCTCGTATTCGGCGGTCGATTCTATCTCTAAATCGTAGGCCCTTATCGCCTGGGTTGCGGCGAGTTTTGTGCCCGGCGTCGCCTCCTGAATTATCTTCGGTACTCTTTTTCTCGTAAGCATTTTATGCCCCTTTCGTTTGTTAGTAGTCCGTATTTTTTAACCACGGATTTCACTGATTAACACTGATTGATATTTTTATTATTACCTTCCGCGTAGCCCGCGGTTGCTTTATTACCCCTTCGTGTATGGGTCGTTTTCGACCGTGCCGTAAACAACGACCACCTCCATGTACACACCGCAGGCGGAGTTTGCGTTGATGAAGGGCACCGGCCCTTCGATGTCGGTATCATCGGCGTTGCCGCCGCGGTACGGGTCTGTCATTAGTTTCTTCTCGATGTCGGCGATGACCCGGTTTTGTTTTGTGTCGATAGTTGTCGATGCATCCTCCGACTGCGTGGTAAAGGCATAAATCCCGAACGGCTGCTCCCACCGCTTTATCATATTTTCATCGGATATTTTCCGGCGCTCCAGTTGCTGGATAACCACATCGAGGTCGGCCCACGGTTCGTTGATAAAATCGAACTTCTTTCTGCGGTGCGCCGCAAGCGTGTAGTTGAATCCGTTTCCGGTCGTAATCGCGTTGATGTCGGCTTCGATGTTTGCCGCAATTAACTCGACAATGGGTTCGGCCATTATCCCGCCCTCCCGTATTTCGAGAGAATCCACTGGACCTTGCTGTCAACGTTCTTTTCCAGATCAACGGCTGTCTCGGCCATCGTCTCGGCCGCGATTTGGCCGGATTCTTCAAACACAAACCCCAAAGATGGCCCGAACAGTTCCCGAATCGGCAGTCGTTCTTTGCCTTCTCTCTTAAATACGCCTCGGTGGCCGTGTTTTTGAGAGGCACCGGTTATCGGCATTGTCTGAATAAACGCACCTTTTATGGTTTTTCGACCGGCACGCTTATCTATTTGGTAACTTGTTCCCCGCCTGGTCTGTCTTGCCCCAAACTGAATCAGTGGAATCCTTCGCGTTGTGATTCGCAGTGTCGCCTGCCAATAGTCCCGCATTGCCTTGATAATTGAAATACCCTTTTTGACCTGCGAAACCTTGACGCGAATCTGTCCGGCGAGGTTGCGAGCCGTGCGTGCCCGGGCGGTCGTGGCTGTGCGGTTGATGGCAGGCGGCATTACCTGCCTCATGCCGTTCGGTATCCCGGCCAATTGCCGCTGGACGGCCCTGAGCTTTTGCTCTTCGAATCTGACCTCTATCAAACCACTTGCCATTATCTGACCTCTAATTCCAGCCAGGCGTAATCTATTTCGGTTACCCGTGTAACCTTCCGCCTCTGCGCCGTCTTGCCGAGCTTGTAACTGTACTCGATTTCATCGCCGCCGCGGTCGATCTCGAAGCTGGCTATTCCCCTGGTCGAATCGTTCGCCACCTGCATAATCGCAACCGGGTTGGTCACATCACTAAAGCCGGCCATCGCTTCGACCTCTTTTCTGACGATGACCGCCTGAATCGATCTCGAACTGCCGCCGGCGGGGT